GGATATTTGGCGAGATGGCGCCTTCAAATGAACCGCCAATGTCGAGCGGGCTCTCCGATGTCGGTGAGGCGATGCGCGTAATGTCGCTGTCCACCCCCAATACGCCTGTGATGGCCTTCTTCAGGCGCTCCCATGGATGCCCTTTGCCACGGCCAGAGGCATACATGGCTGTAGTGAGCCCTTTCAGGTATTCATCTTGGCTCTTCTGGTCACCCAATTCGATAGAACGCTTGTACAAATCATGCGCCGTCTTGCCGACATTGGTTTGGGTCGTACCAAACTCAATTGTAGCCTTCGGAGCATCGCGGAAAGGCTTCGTTGTCGTGCGAAGAGCGTCTGCAAAGCCCGGATGCATCAATGCTTCGCGTGTAATCTTGTCGCCATTGATGCCGGGGATGCCAGCCCGCTTCAATTTATTGATCAAGCCGCCCCAAACTTGATGGTAAGCGTCTCCGCTTTCCTCTCCGGCCTCTTCACCGCGCAGATGCACCCATGCAGGGGCTTGGAAATTCCAGCTTTGGTACTTGAATGGCAGCTCGTGACCGTGTCTTTCGTTGTAAAGATCACGAATGTTGTTGAAATAGATCGACATAGGCTCGTGCAGCGACTGATTCCCCGACATTACATCGTCAGGAACGCCAAACATGCGCCCAACCCACACATCGTTGACTGAAATCGGGATGCGTGTCGGCACACCGCCAGCCAAAGCAAGCGTATCGCTGAAATAACCGGTCTTATTGCCCGGCAAAGCCGACGATTCGCTGCCAGAACGGCTCAATGCCTGCCGTGCAGTCTCTGGAATGGTCAAATCCACATCAACCGGGACGCCGCGCATGTGCTGCGACAACACAGAAAGCGCCCTTTCAAGGTTTTCACCCGGTTTTGCACGCGCAGATGTCGCCCCAACAAGGTCCATGCCGTGCATAAACTCTTTTGGCGTCAATTCAGGCAGGTTTTCCGCCATTTTTTCGCCTGACAGCTCATACCAAAGATGGTCGCGAAGCGGCAACCGCATCGCTTTATCCCAATCTTTCGCATAAAACCTTGGCTTTACATCATGTCTTTCCACTGCTGCCTTAGCCGCAGCAGAAGAACGGTTCACAGCGTCCTGCCAAAGCGTGTTTAACTCGTCATCTGTGACGTTAAAACCAACGCCGGGACGATTTAGCACCTCTTCCGGCATGTCTGCCCAACGCCCGCCACCGGGAGCGCCGGGTGCATACTGCCCGTCAGCTACTCGATCACGCTCTGGCACCAAAACATTGAGCCGTTTTGCAACGATATCCCCGCCTGTGCGTGTATCAGCAAGTGCTGCCTGCTGTTCTTGCGGCGTTGGATGCGGCGCCTGCGGTGGAATCGGCTGACCGCGCTTGATGATGCTTGCGATAGTATCATTTTGCGGCTGTTGCCCCGGCATTTGGCCGGGCATTTGGCCGCCGCCGTTCATGTGCGTGCGGTGATCTTCCCAGATATGGCTCAAAACAGAGCCGCCAGAGGCTCGCGCTCGCGTGTGGGCATGGTGTGACCAGCGGGCCAGCTCGTTCCAAAAGCTTTGATCACCCTCTACGGCGCCGCCTTCAGCCTTGCCAGCGTCCACTTCTGGCTGCTGACCACCGGCCAACTTATCATATGCAAATTGCCCAATAGTATTGGCTAGCATTCCACCGCCAATGTAAGGGTTCATGCCATAAACAAGCTCAGTGCGGTCTACCTTACTGCCGACTCGATCTGCCGCTCGCAACGCAGCTTGCGGGTCCATGCCTTTTTCTACGGCATAGTTGAATGTATCGCGGCGAAGATTTTCTCGCGTGTTTGCGAGTTCGCTCAATACTTGTTTTGCCCGCGCTGCCCAGCTTGAGCCCTGATCACTGTCGGCCATGGTAGCCCCTTATCGCGTCGAAATCAGATGATGAATGATTTCGAGAGCTTTGTGTAGAGCAGCGTCCTTACCGCCACCCTTCGCATCTACGGCGCCGCCAGTAGCGCGGCCACTTGCGCCTTCCATACGATCACGGGCTTCTTGAAATGCTGTCAGGCGATCATCCATAGGGCTGCCTTTGCCAGCTTCGCCAAAGCGACCACGCATGATCGATGCAAGTGCACTAGGCTCTGGTGTTGGGCGCTCTTCCGTGCCAGCCGTTGAGCTTGCAGCGCGGCCCGCTACGTTCAAAGCACGGTTGATTGTTGGGAACCGACGCGGCTCATTTGGCTGGTATACATCGCCATAAGGCTGCTGCGGGCCTTCTTCAGCACGCTCAGAATGGAAGCCGGGCTGCACCGTGTCAGCCATTGTCACGCCAGAAAAACGCCTTGGTTCATTTGGTGATGTAATTGGCCCTTCAACCCGGCTTGTAGCAGGCGCCTGCACATCTCCCATAGGGCTAGTTGATGCAAATGACGATGGATCTTGAGGTTGTGTCGGGGTCTGTTCGCCCGACGCTCCTGCTGCCAATAATGCAGGAACAGCAGGAATCGCTGCGGTCGTTCCTACGATAAATTCCGGGCTGTATTCTTTTGGTACGTTGTAGACAATGTTGTCGATTTCAGAGCGCGTCTTGTTCAAAACCTGAGCGCCTTTTGGAATTGTCCCTCCCATTGGCAACACAGCCACAGCGCCGTTTTCCAAGCGCACAACAGGAGCGGCATTTGGCGCCAAATTTACCAAGCCTTTGTATCCCGGTACGGTTTCCATAAACTTGTCGTACCGCAGAGCGCGCTGCTTCAGAATATCAGCCTGAACCGCTCGTGATTCCGGCGTGAGAACGCCCATATTACCAATGCGATCAAGGGCGCGACGAACAATAGACGATTCACCAGCCATCACTGGCCTCCTTCACGAGGGTTAGCCAGCTCTTGCAGTGCAGGCTGGACGAGAGGTTCAATTAACGGCGCACTTTCAGGATGCACCGCGATGTTCTGAGCGAGATCGATGAGCTGAATACGCTCTTTCGACAGGCGATCCGCTTCTCGTGCGGCAATATCTTCTTGCGAATATGCCGTTTCATCGCGAAGCTTCATTGCCTCAATCTCAGCTTTTTGCGCTTTAATCTGCATTTCCTGCATCTTAATTTGCATTTCTAGCTGAGCGCGGCCCCCCTCAAGGCCCATTTTTGTTTGATCAAGTTGGGTCTGCGCTTCGATGTTCTGAGCTTTTGCCAAAGTCTGCCGTGTTGCAGCCTGTGATGCCTCAGCACGTTGTTGCGCTTCAGCCACCTTAATTTGGGTGTCCTGCATCTTAGCTTGCGCAACCATCATGCGAGAGTTGGCATCTTTCATCTTGGCTTCTGTCAGAGCGATTTGCTGCATCATCTCTGGCGGCATTTGGTTCATCTGTTCTTGTGGAACCATGAACTGTGTCGGGTTCGACCACCCAATTGCCTGCAATGCTGCCGTATCAACAGCGTTCGCGTCATACATGGATGGATTAGCAGCTTGGAGCTGCTTCAACGCCATGATCTTCATCAAACGCTGGGTATGGCTGGCCGTATTGGGATCTGCGTGCGGAACCAGATCACAATCTTCGACAGCTTTCATGAACGTCTTCTCATCCCACGGATATGCAGGACGCCGGTTCTTCTGCCAAAAGCTTTCTGGGTTTTCTGCAAAGCATTCAGCCAGAAGAGAGAATTCCTCAGCTTGCGCTGCATGCATGCGCTTATGCACTGAATTCAATATCTTCTGGGCTTGTTCAATCATCGCCAGCGTTGTGCCAACCGGCGCATCAGCGCGGCCTTCTCCAACCTGCTGCTCGCTTGTCCCACCAAGGCGCTCGCCAGTCTGCGCCATGTTATCCACGAGCGTCATCAGCGCGCCGGACGGCGGTTGATACGGCAATGGCATGATGGCTTGGTTGATTGGCATACCGCCAGTCTTCACAAGCGCCATGCCGCCGGGCGGGATACGAAAGATATTTGTATTTTGCCTAGCTCCCATGTCAGCCATGAGAAAACCGGGGAAGTTGTTGAACATCCCGGCATCTAGCAGCTCACGCCAAGCAGCCGTAATTGCGTTAGTCGTGTTGCCCAGAATGTGAAGCAGGCCAATATCGTAGAAGCCCATGCCGGGGACAAATGTGTATTTCACAAACACTTTGCGCGGCGTCGGCAGTTGTTTGTCATCCTCATTGTAATTGCGGACAACACTCAAAATCTTCTTGCTGCTGACATCAATGGTAACGCGATAGGGGATCTCAAGGCCCGTGACCTTGCCCTTCCACTTGTGTTCGAACCCCTTAATGTCCAGCTCGCAATAGCACTCATAGATCTCACGATCCCGGTCTTCTGGGTTCATGCTTTCAGGCTTCACGCCCTGCTGATCGTTCTTTTCACGTTGCACTGAGTCCAGATTTGGCGCGTTTGGAGTGCTTAATTCCGTGTCGCGATAGACCCCAAGGATCTGCATGCGCTTTACGGTCGATGGCTTCATATACAGGCGGTGCGTTACCCGCTTTGCATTCATAAGATCTGTCGCAGCATTGTTCACGATCAGATCGTCTGCATCCACGCTTTCGCTGACTGGACGGTTCCTCAGCGGGCAAAAATACACTTTTTTGAAGGATGTACCGCCAAAGCCCAGCAGCAACAGCATCCGGTCAGTGTCGGGATAGTATTCTGTCGCTGTGCTTGTCAGATAATGGTTGAAGTCACGCTCATACGCATTTGCGAGCTGGTCATCGAGTGACGTTGAGTTATTTGTGTCGTTTCTAATCTTCACCGGGCCATCGGTTGGCAGCAGCTCTGAGCGCGCATTTGCCTGAAACCGCAGGCAGGCCTCCAACAGAAGCGGGTGGCGGACCTTGCTCATGCCCTCTACCGGCGCCCCATCAGGCGTGCCCTGTAGGCCCGGCATTTCAATCTTAAGGCCCAATAGCTTCAGGCCCTGCGCCCGCGTCTCAACCCACTCTGACCGGCTGGTCAGGTCATCCTGAATGCCTCGCATGAGGTCTTCAGCAATGTGGGATAGCTCCATGTCATCAATGTCATCGACAAGATTATCAAACCAGCCTGTTTCACCCTCGCCTTCATTGGTTGACCCAAGCGGGCTGCCGTCGAGGCTAACGCTGATTGATCCATCTGGATGCTCAATCGAAAGAATGTTGCCATCCATGTCGATCTCAGGCCGGTCTTCTCCGCCCTCCGCCATCTCAACAATGATGTCGGCTGCATCGGGCAGCGGCTCCGCTTCTGGGGCCACCTGCCGGAGGTTGGGCATCACGCCGGGTACTAAAGGCATCGAATATCCCTTTATTCTGAGACCTTTTGCTCCATCTCTTCCACGAAACGTCGCAGGCCTTCCTGTGCAGCCATCGTATCAGATGCTGCCTGTATTTGGTAGATGCGAACGTAATCATGAGGCTCTCGCCCCCAAACCTCAACCCTGAACCGGCCAAGGCCCTTGCCGTCCTTCGCTGGCGGCTGCTCTACATCGACAATGGCATTACATAGTACGCGCTGCATTCCACACCTCAATGGTGCCGGTGGAGAGGATCGAACTCCCGACCTTCGGTTTACAAAACCGCTGCACTACCGCTGTGCTACACCGGCATTCCACATCTCAATTGGCACAAGTTGATACTTTGCGCTATGGGATTTTTCGCCCATCTTATCGCCTCGCACCTTAGAACGGATCACCACGGCGCCCCGCTTCGATAGGTCTGTGATCGTCTTCTTGAACGTGTGCCGGTTGATGTTGAACACGGCAGCCACATCCGTCTGCGCCCCAGAGAATGGCTTATATTCAACCTCAAGGAACATCTTCACCCATAGCACCCGCTCGCCATACGGGATCGGCGCGTTAAGCACCGCCTTGATGTCTTCCACCACGTTCCTTCTCCCTCTCAGCTTTTGCAATCGCGATCAGCTCATTGAATGACCGCGCCTTTGTCGGTTCCCACTGGGCGCATATAGCCCCACGCCATGAGCCAAGGTTTCGAACACAATGGCATCCGTCTCCCAACCGGCAGCGCCCATAGTTGTTGATGAAATACTCCGGCGGCAGGGTCACTC